TATATTTAATTAAACATGGATTTGGCTATAAAACTTGTAATGCTTTCAGTTCAACAGCATACTCAAATACAATGAGTACTTTACTGTATATGAATGGCTCAACTGATTATTTAGATGTGTATGCTTATTTTGGCACTACTGGAAATACTAAAAATACTATAAGTACAACTTGGTTTAATGGCTCTATGGTAAGAGGCGCATAATGAAAAATACAGAACAAGGAGTTAAATAATGCCTATAGTTTTAGACGGAACGGTTGGTATCACCACACCAACAGAACAGGCTGCCACTACCATAGGTGTAGGCAATGCAACGCCTTCCACATCAGGTGCAGGTATTACATTCCCAGCCACACAATCACCTAGTACAAATGCTAATACGCTAGATGACTACGAGGAAGGGTCGTTTACTCCTACTATTATAGGTGTTTCAACTGCTGGAACGGGTACATATACAGTACAAGTCGGAAGATATGCAAAAGTTGGCGCTAACGTAACTTTTACTTTAAATTTAACTTGGACTGCCCATACTGGTACTGGTGCTATGCGGATAACTGGATTACCTTTTGGAACATTAAATGCAACTAATGTATATCCAACATGGGTAATTACGGCTGACGCATTATCTTTAACTGCCAGCAACTTCCCTATATGTAATGGGGATGTAAATTCTACACTAATATATTTAGGACAAAGCCCTACTGGTGGTGGCGCTCAAACCACTATTCCTATGGATACTGCTGGGCAAATTATTATTTCAGGAAGTTATATATCTAATTAACTACACCATATTAGTGTAGTCGGACACAAAGGAGAAACACAAATGGCATTAACAGAAACAAAGACAATTGACCAAATTACAATCACCGAGAACGGCACAGTTTTATACCGTGAGGCTACTCGTATTCTTAAAGATGGTGAGCAGATTGCACAAACCTATCACCGCTCTAGCTTAACCCCAGGCCAAGACTTAACAGACGTACCTGCCAACGTAGCAGCTATCTGTGACGTAGCTTGGACAGACGAAGTTGTAGCGGCTTACAAAGAATCATTGCCAGCATAATGGAAAAGATAATTGCTAAAGTAAACGCTTTCTTAAGCCAGTTCTGTATCGTGTGTAAAGTGCCTTGCGACAAGCAAATGCACTTCATCTGTGGCTTTATCATAGCTGCAGTATTAACACCGTTCATTGGCTTCTACGCTGTAGTTGTTGTGGCTATCATTGCGCTACTTAAAGAGATATACGATGCACTACATCCTGACAAGCACACTGCTGACTTTTGGGATTGGGTGGCTACTACCTTAGGCGGATTAGTGGGATTTGTCGCTGTAAGTTTATTAGGATAATTTATGTTTGGATTTAACGCATTTGCATCAACAGCGTTTAATTCACTATTAAAAGCAATTACGCCACCATCTCCTGACGTATGGGGTTCTAGGGGTGGCATAGGTAAGAAGAAGAAAGAACACATACGCAAGTCAGCTAGAGCTGAGATGCAAGACCATGTTAAAGAGTTATTTGCAGAGCCAGTAGCAGCAGAGCTTAAAGAAGAGGTCGCTAAGTACGTTAAGCCATCACAAGGCTTATCTATCCACTCTATTGATTACGGTAGGCTTGCTCAAGACGCAGAGCTAGTGCAACGTATTATCGGTAGGTTTAAAGAAATGCAGCAAGAACAAGAGGATGAAGCATTACTACTAATGCTCGTGTAATTATGGCAGCTAAAAACGATATTACAGGCGATTCTATACAGACTCGCATGAAGGGTAAAACCTTCGATGACAACTATGACAAGATAGACAGAACAATAAAGTTAGAAGAAAAGAAAGACGAGCAAGAGGATGACCTAGTTGCCATGAAAGCTGACTTCCTAGAAAGATGGAATCTTAGCGGTGAAGAAGGTGAAAAGGTTTGGGAAGAAAAGTTAAAGATGATGTACCGTCAAGGTGCTGTTTCATTGCCTTATGTTCGTGAAGATTACAAGCCTTATCAATCAATGATAGATGGTCGTATGATTGAGGGTAAGAAAGCTCACAGAGAGCATTTAAAGCGTAACAACTGCATAGAGGCAGGTGATATGCCCATAAAGAATCCCGAAAGACCCAAGGATAATTTGAAAGAGCACATAGCAAGAGAAGTTTACAATAAATTGCGTTATTAAGTTTAAGTAATCGACACATAAGCTATTCATGTCGACAAAAAACAGTTTCATCAACACAAGGAAAGCAAAATGGATAACCAGACTACTCTGGAAGAGCCAATTAGCCTTCGAGATACAATCGAAAATGCTATTGAATCAACAGAATCAGCAGTAACAGAAAATACGACCTCACAGGACGCTGTAGAAAGCGATAAAACTTCTCGCCCTAGGGATGAGTCAGGCAAATTCGCTAAATCCTCTCAAAACGCTTCAAAAGAGCTTACAGAGGCATCTGATGACAATGTTGTAGAAAATGATACAAATGTAGCAGAAATAAACACAAAACCTCGTCCTAGTTCATGGAAAAAGGACTATGAAGAGCATTGGGGTAAGTTAGACCCAACTTTGCAGGATTATATACAGCAAAGGGAAGCTGATTACGCTAAAGGCGTGTCAACTTACAAAAATCAATGGGACATGGCTGCTCCATTAGTGGAAACTATTAAGCAGTTTGAGCCTTTGATGAATGAATACAAAATTGGCCCTAAGGAATGGATTAGTCGTTTAGGTACAGCGGATATGACGCTATCTAAAGGCACTCCTGAGCAAAAGCTACAAATGTTTGCTCAACTAGCTAATGATTATGGTGTTAATCTAGGGCAATTGACAGGTCAAAGCGGTTATGACCCACAGTTCTCACAATTAGCACAAGAGTTAAATCAAATAAAGAATCAATGGACTAGCTTTCAAAGCTCGCAAGAGCAAATAGAGCAAGCCCAATTGCAGAATGAGATTTCGTCATTTAAAGATGACAAACCTTATTTTGAAGAAGTTCGTGAAACCATGGCTGGACTACTCCAAAGCGGAATGGCAAACGACCTTCAATCAGCTTATGACAAAGCTATCCGATTAAACGATGATGTATTTCATAGAGTAAACGCTGAACAAGCGCAGAAACATGAAGCAGCTCAACGAGAAAAGGTAGCCCAAGCCAAAGCAAAGGTACTTTCACCGAAGTCAACAACGCCTACAGCGTCAGCGTCTAGTGGTGGTAAGTCCGCAAGCTCTGCTAGAGATGCAATTATGCAAGCATTTGAACAGCACTCTAGTGGTTTAATCTGACAATAAATAAGGAGTGACATTATGGCTTTTGCCAATTCAACCGTGTCAGACATTATTGCAACTACCATCCAAAGTCGTAGTGGCAAACTGGCTGACAACGTAACATTAAACAATGCGGTTTTAGACCGTTTACGCAAACGTGGTAACGTACGCCCATTCTCAGGCGGTAACGTGATTTTAGAAGAGATCATGTACAACGATACCAACACAAACAACACAAACTCATACAGCGGTTATGAAACTCTGAACATTGCGCCTAACAGCCCCATCTCAGCAGCTCAATTCTCTATCGCTCAGTATGCGTCTGCTGTTACCATCTCTGGCTTGGAAATGTTGCAAAACAGTTCTAAAGAGGCAATCATCGACTTGTTAGAAGGTCGTGTGCAAGTTGCTGAAGGTCAATTGATGAACCGTATCCAAACTGACATCTACGGTGACGGTACTGGTAACGGTGGTAAAAACTTAACTGGTTTGGCTGCTGCTGTTGCAGATAGCCCATCAACTGGTGTATACGGTGGTATTAACCGTGCAACATGGTCATTCTGGCAAAACCAAGCTTTCTCTGGCGTAACCAATGGCGGTGCTGCTGTTTCTGCTGCTAACATTCAATCTTACATGACTCAACTAGCTATTAAATTAGTTCGTGGTCAAGATAAGGCTGATTTGATTGTAGCTGACAACAACTACTACTCACTATATGTGAACTCATTGCAAGCTATCCAACGCGTAACTTCAGTTGATGAAGGCGCTGCTGGTTTTGCTTCATTGAAATTCTACGGTGGCGGTACATCTGCTGACGTAGTATTAGGTGGTGGTATTGGTTCTCAAGCAACTGCAAACCATATGTGGTTCTTGAACACTAACTACATCTACTTCCGTCCTCATACAGACCGTAACTTTGCCCCTATCGGTGGCGAGCGTCAATCTGTAAACCAAGACGCTGTAGTTAAGTTAATTGGTTGGGCTGGTAACATGACTTCATCTGGCCCACAATTCAGTGGCGTTCTTAAGGCTTAAGGAGATATATTATGGCATATTCAGTAACCCCTATCTCTGGCGTAGACCTTACTTCAGCCGCACAATCACAATTAGCCGTTGATGGCACAACATTAATTCCTAACATGGGTCCGTTAGGCAATGAAGTGTTTGGTTCAGATGGCTTGCGTTATGTGTTTGCAAAAGCTGGCAATGCGTTTACCGCTGGTGAAACATCTTGCTCTATCAACACTACTACATTCGTAGCGACATCAACAGGTGGTGCATACATTGCTCCAGCAGTTGCAATAGCTTCAGGTGAGTACGGTTGGTTCGGTAAAGCTTCAGTTTAATAGCTGATGATTCTCTCCCCTTCGGGGGAGGGTTTCTAGGTTGCTTTCATTCCGAGAGTTACCTACAAACCCCAAACCACTTTGGAGATTCAAATGCAATATCATACTGATGTAAATAACCCCGATTCACGATTAAATGTTAAGTTTTACCAACGAGCAGTAAGTAATGAGTTTAAGAGTGCTTTAGAAGGCCGTCCTATCATGGAAATGGCAGACTTTATTCTTATTGAAGTCCCAGGCAACACTCACACAGTAATTGACACCTTTGCAGCAGCAGAACACAAAGAACGCTTCCCTATACAATGGGCAAGGTATCAAAACGAGAAAACAGATGGCGATATTGAAGGCACATTGCTTCACGATTGGCCAGTATTAAATGCAGCTTCAGCGGCTGAGTTAAAACACTTTAAATTTTATACAGTAGAGCAGGTGGCACAAGCCTCTGACGCCCAATTAAGTTCAATGGGTATGGCAGCAGGTATGTCCCCACTAGCTTTGCGTGACAAGGCAAAAGCTTTCTTATCTAGCGCCAAAGGCACAGCATTAGTTCAACAACAAGCAGACGAGCTTCGTAAGCGTGATGAAGAACTAGCAGCAGTCAAGGCTCAACTAGCAGAGTTAGCACAGAAAATGAATCAACCTAAAGCTGCGCCTAAAAAGGCTAAAGCAGAGGAATTAGAGGAATAATATGGCAACAACTCTCTTGCAATTAGTACAACAAGCATCAGCCGAGATGGGCTTGGCTATCCCTAATACGGTAGCTGGTAATACCTCAACTGATGTTACGCAAATGTATTACCTTATCAATGCGGCAGGTAACGAACTTGCGAGAGAGTACCCATGGGAAGCGATGAATACCGAGTACGATTGGTATTCACAATACTCTGAATCAGACGGTGCTATTCTTTACGGCACTAGCGTAATTACAGGTGTAGACCCTGCTACTGTAGCGTTTATCAATGCTGCTGGTGCAAAAAACTTCCAAGTGCAAGGTGAAGGCGTAATACAAAGCACACAAGTGGTATCTGCATTAGGCACAACCGTTACAATTAACAGTGCTGCTACAAGCGATGGCAATGGCAACTATGTATTTGGTCAAGTTATGTATGACTTGCCAGCAGGTTTTGACCGCATTACTGATCGCACACAATACGACAAATCTAAACGCTGGGAAATGTTAGGCCCTGAAACACCACAACAATGGCAATGGTTGAAGTCTAGCTACATCTCAACTGGCCCTCGTATTCGTTGGCGTATTATGGGTCAGAAGTTTCAAATATGGCCACTTACATCTACTAATGAATACTTAAGCTTTGAATACATCTCAGGCAATTGGGTACAATCATCAGCAGGTGTTGGTCAAACACAATTTATACAAGATACTGACACTTGCATATTTCCTGACCGTTTAATTGTATTGGGATTAAAAAAGAAATACTTTGAAGTAAAAGGTTTTGACACATCAGCGTTTCAGCGTGATTACGATATGCAACTTAACATTGCTAAAGCTAACGATGCAGGTTCACCAACACTATCACTAGCACCAAGAACAGCCAATGTACTAATTGGTTGGGAAAACATACCAGACGCTAACTACGGAGCTTAATAATGGCTAGAGCTAAAAGAGCTGTATCACAGCCAGTATCATTGCCAGCACCAGTAGGTGGATGGAACGCTAGGGACGCATTGCCTTCAATGGCTCCGTCTGATGCTGTTATTCTTGAAAACTGGTATCCTGCAACAACTGAGGTTGCATTGCGTAATGGTTATGCAAAACACGCAACAGGCATTACAGGTCAAGTAGAAACCCTCATGGCATACTCTGGAGGCGCTACAGACAAGTTATTTGCTATCGCTGGTGGCAGTGTATACGATGCAACATCATCGGGCGCTGTAGGGGCTGCTGTGTTGACTGGGTTGTCTAATTCACGCTGGGGTTACTGTAACATTGCAACAGCAGGTGGCAACTTCTTATCCATGGCAAATGGCGTTGATGCTCCTCGTAACTATAACGGTTCTACATGGTCTACACCTACAATCACAGGCGTTACAGCCACTACATTGCGTGACCCTATACTGTATGCTGAAAGACAGTTCTTTATACAAGATAACAGCCTAAAGGTTTGGTATCTACCAGTAGATTCTATTGCTGGTGCTGCGGCTGCTGTAGATATAGCTTCATTTATGACTAAGGGTGGTTACATTGTAGCTCACGGCACATGGACAATTGATGCTGGCCAAGGTGTAAACGACCACTATGTAATTATGACCAACAAAGGTCAAATCATCGTGTATCAAGGCATAGACCCTACATCTGCAACAACTTGGTCTATGGTAGGTGTGTGGGATATTGGTGCGCCAGTAGGCCGTAGAAGCTTATACAAATACGCTGGTGATATGCTTATCATCTGCCAAGACGGTGTAGTGCCATTATCAGGTGCTTTGCAGTCATCTAGGGTTCAACCTAGAGTAGCTATTACAGACAAAACAACAAGCGGTAGAATTGTATTAATGAACGCAGGATTAATACCAGTTCTAACAGAAGCAGCTGGTAAAAAATTAGACTATTTAAAAGTAAGTGCTACAGATGGTAAATGGGTAAAATGTGCTATGGGAGAAACATCTGAAGCACAATTAGTAGAAGACTCAACAGCAGGTAACCTTGCTTGGGCAATGCCAATTAGAGTAACCGTTGCTTAATAAGCATATATGACTAATTCAAAAAAAGAATATATAAAACAATACCGTAAAGAAAGAAAGCATGAGGTTTATTTAAAACCAAACAATAATGCTTTATTCAAAGGCTATGTAAAAGCTAATGAAATTAGCCAAAGCAAAGCGCTTAACGAAATTGTAAAAGAGTTCTTTAACCAATTACCATATAACCAAAAAGTATACTACTTAAATTGTAACAACTGTAATAGCAATACAGAAGAACTATAGCATTACATAAACAACAAAACAAAAACCTCGCTGTTAATTCAGTGAGGTTTTTTTTATTTAAAAAAGTTGCTGCAACTCAGCCCACCAAGGTTTACACCTATTATAACTTGCACACTAATGAATTTATTATACACCAGAGACCTTACAGCAGATGAGCCTATAATGCTTATAAACAAGCATATAGGGTATAGCGAAAAAGATGGGCAAGGTGTTGATGGGTCATTATTTCAAGAAGAACTTTTATATCTAGACAGCCTTGGTAAAAAAGCTATTCAAGTTTGGATTAACAGCCCAGGTGGTTCAGTATTAGATGGGTACAATATATACACCGCTATTTGCGACAGCAAAACAAAAGTAGATACATACGGATGTGGAGTAATGGCAAGTATAGCAGGC